ATACAGCGCCTTGTGCATACACTGCTGCATGTTGTCCTAAACATCCACAGTTAGATCCTACTTGTCTTAATGAAAAAGTAAAAGGGGGACCAACAAATTGAATTACGTAAGCTGCTTGATCGGTAAGCACTAATATATAATCTTTACCTTGTACTGCACTTATAATTTCATTTCCTTGGTCTAATTGAAAAGTACCTGCAGTATTGGTTGCAGTAGGTGCCCAAGTATTAATATCTTCTTGATTAGAAAATCTAATAAACATTTTATTTTGAGAAGTTGAATCTGTTAAATCATCTAATGTTCCCATTAAAAATAAATGTCTATCTCTATCGGATACTAAACTCATTAAAGATTTTGTAGGTGCTCCGCTTACAACTGTTGCTCTTATATCTAAAGCTCCTGATCCTACAGGTGTCCAAGTATAAGTTGCACCATTTCTAACCGTTGCTACTAGCAATTGTCCGTAGTTATCTAAAGACCAGGAACCAGGATCAAGTGTAACGTTTGTTACAGACCTTGTAGTTCCCCATTCTTCTTCTCCATATGCACCTGTACCCCATCCATAAGCAGCTGTTTGAAAAACAGGTCCTATATCAATATAAGGATTTACAGTTGCGTCTCCTTGTGCAGACATTCCTGAACCTGTTTCATTGGAAGTCATAGTAATAGTAAATGTACTTGAGCTCGGTACTGAAATAACTTCAAATGTATTGGTTGTGAAATCTGCAGCGACATATCCAGTCACTCCACCTCCAGGTAAAGTTACAGATGTAAAAATAAAATAATCTCCCTGTAATAATCCATGTCCTGTTTTATTTACAGTCACTGTTGCTGATCCTGTGGTAGAATCAAAAGTACAACTAGTCAAAGCTGTTTTTAAAGGTGTAATATCATAAAAATCACCTTCATAATAAATTGCTAATATTTTATTAGTCCCTAAAGCAGCATATTTTTTACCTGTTAAATCTGTCCAAGTATGCTGATTTCTAACAGGGCCCGATAATGTAGTAGATACTAATTGTTGCCAGCCTCCTATTTTTTCAGGTTGTCCGTATCTAAAACGGACATTATTACCATCTACCCATTGCCCTTCGGCTCCTGTGGCTGTTTGCTGTTTATTAAAACCAGGTTTAAATTGTATTTTTTGTAGCATAGTATATTGTATACCACCTTTAGAAGAACGTGTAAATCTCGTTATTTTCCTATGTTAAATGAAATAGATATCCTTGTCAAATTAGACATATTAGGTAGCACTTCATGTTTTAACCAAGATGGAAATAATAATAGAGTATTCTCTTCTGGTTCTAACCACCATGTTCCGGAGTTAATTTGATTGTATTCAGATATATTATCTTTTTTAATATGATAATTAATTAGGTCTTGATTGTAGAATACAATATTTCCTGAATTTTGTTTTGCTTTAATATAAAAAACACCTGATATCAAACTGTCTGGATGATTATGTATAGAATGACCATCTTTATATTCACTTATATTTATCCATAATCCGAGAAGATTAAGTGGTTTTTTGTAAGCAAATAATTCAGCATATTGATTATAAAATTTTGTTAAATTTTTAACAAAACTTTTTATTTCATTTTGTTTTAAATCTATATATTTGCTATGAAAACCACCTCTATTACTTAAAGCAAGAGATTCTTGTTTTTTTCTTAAACTTAAAGCGTATTTTTCTAATTTTTTTAAATCTTCTTTTAATTTAAAAGAAGCCACAGGTTGAGCAAATAAATTTAATAACTGCATTTAAGATCTTGCAAACCATTTAGGTAGACCTAAATGAGGTCTTCGATCATATATATTTTTTTCTGCTCCTGGTGTTGATGCATTATTATAATGTAAAAAAACTTGAGCGCAATCTTCACCATCAAAAGGTTCTCTCCAATGCTCTAATTCATTTCCTCTGTAAACTAACATATCACCAGGATTTAAATTCACTTCAACACCTTTAGTCATTTCAGTATAATATTTTTTATCATCTTTATTGTAGCCACCTTTTTTAGGATCAGGTTCAATATAAATAGGCCATTTATCTCCACCAAGATTTAATGTTGTCGATATCTCGCAAGAAAACCTGTCTTTGTGTCGATGTAAAATATCTCCTTTTTTATACAACCGTGCATAAGAATAAGTTGGTATTAATTTAACACCTGTCTCTTTTTCCATAACAGATTGAAGTTTTATTAATAAAGTTTCCATTGCAATATCCGCATAATGAGAATAAGTTCCTGGAGCTTGTGGATCATCCCAAATTCCAAACTCTGTTGTAAAAGGCGAGATGTAACGTTTATCAAACATTGTTCGAGATACTTGTTTTTTAATTAAAAAATAATTGTAAACAAAAGTTGCCAGCTCTTTACTTATTGCTTTTTTAATTACTGTAAATTTATTTTTTTTAAAATTATATTTTTTATTCATAAAATGCATAAGAAGCTATAATTCTTGGTGTAATTCCAATAGCTCTGTGTTCTTCTCCTTTTTTTATAAAAAGCATATCTCCTTCTTCTACAAAATTTTCTTCGTTATCATTTCTATACAAAGTTCTACCATATAAACCAACAATGTAAACATCGTAATTATCTATGTGTGCTACACTTTTTCCACCAGAAGACATAGAAAAAAATAAATGCATATCAGATCTTATTTTATTAGGGTTGTAGTGATCTTCTAAGTGATTATAAATATTAATTAATCCATGGTCTCTATGAACATCGTTAATAACAATAGTATTATCAAATATAAAATTAGGGTTCCAATTTCCGTTTAAATTTGTTTTAAAATTATTTCTATCAATCATACGAACAAATTCATTGAAATCAAAAGACCTATCTAATTTAAATCTTTTTTTATATAGTTTCATTTTAATCTTATGTAGTTATTATGTTTCTTATTTCTATACATATCAAAAGCGATAGTAATTCTTGGAGTATCACTATTATGTGTATCTGTATAATGTGGAATACAGTTTTGAAATAAAGTTATTTTTCCATTTTTATTATGGCTTTTATATATCTCCGGTTCATTTAATTGATTAACTGGATTAATATAATAAGTAGCGGTTTCATAACATTGAATAGTAATATGTCCACCTAAATAAGTGTCAGGTCCTACGTCATGAATATGTGGATTAATTTTTTCACCTTTATTCATGATGTTATACCATCCTCCAATATATAATGGACTTTCATTTGATATATTTAAGGCTTTTAAAAAAATATCATGAATTTCAATAATTTTATGCTTTAATTTTGTTATTTCTTTATTTTTAAATGAAAACACATTAAAATTTCTATGTCTTGCCGTAGTTGAATTTTTACCTAAACCTGTATAACCATCACTATATGCAGGAAGTTTAAGTATATCTTTTTTCTTCTTTTGTAAAAATTTTGCTATATTTTCAAAATCAACATTTTTTATATAATCTTCAATTAAATAATAATTCCATTCTGGAGCAAATGGGTTTTGTTTTGTTTCACTTTTAAAATTAATTATCTTTCCCATGGTGTCTAGACATTTGTTTAGGTATTGCTTGGAGTGTAAAATGTATGAACCTAAAAGATGATTTACCATGATCTACTGTAAATTCATGTTCTAAATATCCAGGAAATAAAACAAGAGTACCTGGTACAGGACCAACATGTATGGTTTCTGAACCAGAACATGCTTCTTCTGTTTTTCTTTTTAATTTAGTTGATCGAGCTCCTGTTCTAGGGTCATGAAAAACGGGATAGGATGTTTTCTCATTACATTTTAAAAAATAAAAACCATTAACGTGTGTATTCCAATGAATGTGTGCACTGTGATGACCACCACCATTTTTAGCAAATTCTTGAACCCAACTTTCAGAAAAAAACAATGTATATTCATTCATGTCGAAACCAGAAAAATTTAAAAAATTTAAAGACTGTTTTCCAACATACTCATGAAACTCTTTAAAACTTTCATCATTCATTAATGTAGTTGAATGATGAGTAAATCCAAAATCTTTAAGTTGTTTAATAGGAACTTTGTTTCTTTTTCTAGCTTCTTTAATATAAGGATCAGTTGCTTTAATTAAAGGTTTTAAAAATTCAGGTTTTTCTTCTTTCCAAATAGGTGTTGAAAAAAATTCATGTTTTTCCATATTATTTAAATGGATATCCTAAGTTCCAAATAACTAAAGAATATCTTCTCCCTTCTGTAACTGGTTTAACTCTATGCCATACAAATGACGGAAATACTATTAATGAACCTATAGGTAATATTTCTTTCGCAGTGACTACATGCTTTTTTTCATTTCTATTATTTGGTTCATATTGACGATAATCAAATTCTAATTCTCCTCCTTTATATTCAGATCCGTCCGTAAGTTGACAGGTTACTGATAGCTTTCTTATTTTACCGTGTAAATTTAAATTATCAGGACGATCATAAGGTCTATCCCAACTATCACAATGCCAATCATAATATTGATTTAATTTATATTTAGTAAACTGGCATGATTCAGAATAATCATAATCAAAATTCCATCCAGCTTCTTTGTTTGCTTTTTCTATGTAGGGATGAATTTCTTTATAAATCCAAGTCTCATTTAACCATGCAATATTTGAATTTCTTTT